CGCCCGGTATAGCGAAGACTCGGCGTTGTCCAGCATCGTCTCGCGGGACTCGGCCAGGACGTCCTTCACCGACGGATGGCGGTCAATGTAGTTGTAGACCGTCTGACGGCACACGCCTAGGCGCTTGGCCACGGCGGAGATGTTGCCGTTCATGTCACGTATGGCCGCGGTGACGGCTTCGGCGGTGAGTTTGGTAGGGGTCATGTTGCCTCAGTAGGTGCTAGGAGCGAACGGGTAGGACTTGCACCTCCAGATTCCGCATTGGGTTGCGGCGCGTTGTCTGTTTCGCCTCGTTCGCCAGTGATACGTTCGCCCCGATACATACGAGCGCCCGCCGCTTCGATAGCACTGAAGGGCAGAATGGGCACGGTCAGCCGCTCGCGTGCAGTCGGGTCTAGGAAGTAAAGGTAGCGGAGTTGGTAGCCAGGCAAGGGGCGGAACCCAGCGTCTTTGTAGACCTTCATACTCGATGCCCCGCCAGTCCAGGCGGCGCATCCGATGGCCCCAATACCAGGCCGAACGGACGCGGTGTGCATGATGTTCTTCGCCTTTGTCGCGGTAACGCGACAAAGGCGCTGCGCCTTAGCTTGCTCGGTGTGACTCCGATTGTCGGTTAGGCTGGTGCGCGAGAATCGCGCACCAGCGGGCGCTTGCCATATCTGGTCGTTAGGCTTGATACCCGTCAGCACAAACCCGCTCGCCCGGTATATCGTGCCATCTCCGCACTGCGTGGCATCCGCGAAGCTGACCACCCACTTGAGTTGTGGCGCGTGCTTGCGGAGCATCCGCATGGCGACGCCGATTGCCCGGCTCTCGCTGTTGCGCGGCAGGGCGTCGGTGAAGGCCAGCCGGTTCAACTCTATGAACTCGTTCCAGAGCGTGCCTTTGACCAGCCCTATCAGCTTGCGCTTGTCTAACGACGGCCCGAACTGCATCGCGCCCTCAAGCCGCCCCTGGTAGTAGACGCCGATATGAACCTGGCTGTTCTGCACCACCTTCCCGCTGTAGTGGACGCGCCTGATTAGGGCGTTGGCCTCTTGCGCCGATATAGGCCGGAGCACTATGTCCTTAGCCGACATACGCCTCACAGATGCGCGCCAGGGCGTTGCCGTTGCTGTTCTCGTTGCCGGTATCCTCAAACGGTCCGGCATGCTTGGCCCGCTCCATCGCCGCCTTAACTAGCTCGGCCTGAGAGTCGGCAAGGGTGAAGGTCATCTGCTGGAACGGCGCGCGGTCACCGTCTGGCAAGTCGCCAAGAGCCGCGCCCCAATCGTCGCCACCTATGCCAACACCAGCTGCCAACCCTGCCAGCATCTCCTGTAGCGCCGCGCTGCCCGTGTCCACATCGCGCAACAGTTCGTCTAGCTGCTCCTTATCGGCGGCAGCCATCGCGCCTATCGGGTCAAGCGTCGCCAGGGCCAGCGCTTCCTCGCGGGGGTCAAGGTCTACATAGAGCACCGGCACGGTCGGCTCGTTGTTGCGCAGCGCCAGGCTCACGCGAAGGTGCCCGTCTATCAGGTGGCCGCTCTGCCGGTTCACCACGACCTGCTGAATCCAGCCTATGTCGTCTAGGGCGTCGCCAAGCGCGTCCTGTTGCGGCTTAGGGTGGATGCGCCAGTTGGCCGGGTTGGCTAGGAGTTGGTCGGGCGCTTCCTCCCCCGTGCCGACAATGCGGTTGCGCCAGCCCTTTTCTTGCCGTCTAGTCTGTCTAGCCAACGTTCTGCCTCAGCCTATCCGCTAGCAGCAGGTAGTCGGCATAGTCGCGCATGAGCCACCGGCCCACGAGCACCAGGCCCACCAGCGCCACAGCCCAGAACGCGACGTAACAGCGGTTACTCACTGTCGTCCTCCCCGTCGTAATCCTCCCAATCGTCAGGACGCCACACAGGTATGCCGCCTAACTCCGCTATCTGCCCACAGAGCAGACGCACCCCGGCACGAAACTGGGCCACGCGCCGCTGCAGCGTGGCCACCTCCGCCTCTAGCGCACCAACACGCTGCGTCAGTGGGGTGATCAATGCCAGCATCGCCTCCCGCGTGGCCGCCTCGCTCTCTGAGTCCACCTTCCGACGCCCCGACAGTGCCGCCAACAGGGCGGCCAGCGCGGTCACAACGGCTACGACGATGCCGGGGTCGAAGGTCATATCAGCGTCCTATCTGTGCCTTAGCGCCGCTATACAGCCCGCTTGCCGACAGTCCCGTAATGAGTCCTAGCAGCTCTACCTGGAGCCACGTCCCCACGGTCGGGTCGTCAAGGCGGCCCAACGTGGCGAAGGCCAGGCCCAGCACCACGGCCAACACCGGCGCGTACCTAGACGGTAGGCCCTGGCCCTTGGCGAGTTCCACCAGGCCCACGATCACGGCGGCTATGGGTAGACCGTAGATCACCAGCTCCATGCGCGTCTCCTGCTAGGGTGCAGGGCCGAGCGTCCACCGGGGAGGGACGGCTACGCCCGGCCCGTCGTGCGGGTGCCATGTGATCACCCGGCGAGGCTGTCGTCGTTCGCGTCACCGTAGGCCAGGCGCTCCGCCTCAGGGCAGGCGTCTAAGCTCACGATGGTGTACTCGCGCCAGTTGGCGGCGCGGCGGCGTTCTCTCTGCTCATTCGCCTTGAGGGCCTTCGCCCAATCAGGCCAGGCAGCAAACAGGCCCGTTAGGTGGTAGGCCGCCTCACATGCGGCGCAGGCCCAGAACCGGGCCGTGATGCGTGAACCGCAGATGCAACACCGCGCTGCTCGCTCCAATCGCCCTCCTGGCCTCTACGGGCTACAACGCATAAACGGCTAGGTTGGGCCACACCCCCGCAAAAGAATCGGCTAGGGCTTGTGAGGCCCTAGCCGGTGACGTATCCTGTCAACGTGATTGCGAACCGTACAACGCTGGACGCCTAGCCGGGTCGCAATCTCCCTCTGGCTGTAGCCCTCGTACAACAACCGCGCGATGGTTTGCTGCCGAGGGCTCAGCCTCTGCAACGCTAGTTGTAGATCAAGCAGATAGGGCCTCCTGTTGTGCCAGCATGCGCTCGTCCGTCACTTCCCGCGCCCACTCGCGCGGCAGGTCTAGCAGTTCGCACCAGTCCTCTCCGTAGCCGGTGAGCCAGCCTAGGGCGTCGCGGGCGTCCCCGTCACAGCCCACCGGGTCGCAACTCACGCCGTCGTCCAGCTCGCGCTGCCACCGTTCCGACAACGGCCGGCCGAATGCCGACAGGTCGGATACCGCCCGCTCTAGCACGGCAGCGAGCAGGTAACGCACGGGATCGCCCACCAGCGGCCTAGACGGCGGCGGGCAGGCCAGGCGGCGCTCGGCATACAGCTCGCGCTCACGGGAATTGTGGCACGCTACGCACACGCGGCGCTGCCACGGCCTGCCCCGCACCTCGTCGGGCACGGGGCCGCCACATACGCGGCACGCCTTCACGAACGCCCGCCCAACGTCTCTTCGATCTCGTCCCAGTCCTTAGGCCGCCACACGCGCACCTGCACCCCGTCGCACCCATGCAAGGCCGCTAACCACTCCCGCTGCTCAGGACGCAGCTTGCCCTTGTCCGTCTTGCACTCGACAAACAGCACCACCGGCGGGCGGCAGAGCACCAAATCTGGAAAGCCGGCCGGACAGCGGCGACTGTCCGGCACGTGATACCAGCGCCACCCCGTCAGTTGCGCCAACTCCAGGATCGCCGCCTGGTGCTGAGCCTCGGTGATGGCCTCAGTCATGCGCGTTCCTCAGCGCCGCGTCCAGGGCACAGTCGGGGGCGTGGCCTTCCAGCCTGTCCCCGAGGCACCGTGGGCACAGGCGTGCCGTGCGATACCCGTCCTCTGTCTCAACGCTCTCTACGGGGCCTTTCCACTCCACACTCCGCAGCACGCCCTCCAGTGCGGCCACGCGGGCGCGGAGACGGGCGACCTCAGTTCGGAGATCGTAGTGGTGGTCACGCAGCGACTGATTCTCTGCGCGGATTGCCACATAGTCACCCGCCAGACGATCCGCCTCCTGCTGCTTCGCAACCAGAGCGGCATAGATGTCACGCTCCAGTGCGCGCAGCCGCTCCACCTCGGCCAGGAGGTCGGGCATGTCGGTGCGGGCGGCGGCGATGAAGGCGTAGTTGTCACTGTTGCGCTGGAACACGTCCGGGTCCGGCTTCTCGCCATACTCGGTGTAGGTGATGAAGTGCCTATGCAGCCCTTCCCGGTGTGGATACCGCGCCCACACTATCACCAGCGGCGCGGCGTCGGCGCCCTTGATCTCTAACTCCCACGGCCCCTGCGTCGCCTTGTCGCACCGCTCCCTGATCTCCGCCAGCCGCTCGTCACTCAGCGGCGTCGCCATCACTCACCTCCTTGCTATCGCCCGGCAGTCTCGGTACGGGCCGCCAGTACACCATCGCGCAGTCGGCGCCCAGCGGCTCGCACAGGGCTTCATCCCACCAGCCGCTCTCAGGGTGCCAGGTGAATATTGCCCACTGCTGCCAATGCTCATCCTGTATCTGGTAGACGCCTATCACCCGCTCGTTCATCGGCGGCATCCGCACGTCTACCGGTATCCAGGTGACTTGCTCTCGCAGCGCCGTCAGTTCGGCGACGATCACCCGCTTCTCGGCCTCCAACTCCGCAATCCTCTCCCGCGCATGATCCAGGCAGCAGCAGCCGTCCGCTGCCGCGACGTGCTGCGTATCCCCGTCCAGCGCCA